GATACTGGTAATGTTAGATACAAAGCTAGAGAAAGATACGTATTTGGTGTATCTGACCCTAGAGGTATCTTTGGTTCTCCAGGAGCTTAATACTTCATTTTTTGTGGCGGGACATAGTCTCGCCACATTTAACATATAGAAAGACAAAACCATGAAAAAATTCCTAATAAACATATATGCTTATGACCATCACGGTAGATTTGAAGTAGAATCTAAAGATGATGCCATTTCTTTAGAGCAATCAATAGTTGACAAGCTAGGAGAAAACAGTATAGTTTGGGAAAAATCGGGAATGTTTAGAAACTTTCCTTATCGGATAACTTATGAAGAGGTTATAAATGATACAAGACCTATACAAAGCAAAAAGGTCCTTGGAGTTGAAGTGGGAACAGGAGCATCTGTCTAATAACAGATACACTCTTGAGATGGTTAGAATTGACGATAAAGTCAAACAGATCATCACAGATATCAAGCTTGAAGAAGCTAGGATTGCTCACTTACAGAACAACGTAGAAGGTTCTGCTCCACAAGTTTCTGTAGCTACTTAGAATAAAAGCTACATCGTTGGAAAAATCCACTCCACATTACAGGCTCTCTTGCACTCTACTAAAAAGTGTTATATAAATTAATCACTATACATAAATAATAAAGATTAAATGTAGACGCGTATAGTCGACAACCCTAGGGACTACATTTAAAATATCTAGGAGGATATTAATATGGCTAATACAACATTTACAGGACCGGTAAGATCCGAAAACGGATTCCAGTCTGTAGTAAAAAACCTATCAACAGGTGTTTATACACCTAACTACCTAAACGTAAAATTTGATTTTCAAGGTATGACTCACGCTGCAGTTTCTGCAGGAGCTGGAGTTGCTTTACCAGGTGGTCAAGTTAGTACGGTAAACTTTACAGGCGCAGCAGCTTGTTCAATGACTTTACCTAGTGCTATCGCAGGAACTAAATGTGCTTACGTTCAAAGAGTAGACACTACTGGTGGAACAAACACTTTAACTTTCGATGCTTTAGGAACTGATGCATGGTACACAGGTTCTTTAATTGAAACTAGAGCAGCTGATAATGTTTCTTATGATACATCAACAGCAGGTGAAGGTTCATTAGTTTTTACAGCCGCTAACGCCACTACAAACTTCTTTTCAATTGGATGTATTTTATATTTCTCTTGTACAGAAGATGGCTTTTGGCATGTAGGTCTTGACTCGTCTAAAGATCCTTTAGCAGTTAAAGGCGCATTTGCTTGGGCAGCTTAATAAATAATTAGTGTGGGGCTTCGGCCCCACATAAATATTTTAGGAGAATCAAATATGAGATCAGATGTAAAAGCGATTCAAATAACAGCAACAGGTCAAGTGTTTGCTGGAAGAACAAGACTAAGAGGAATTATTCTTTCCAACACAACAACTACTACTGATACAGGATCAATAACTTTACAAGATATCAGTGGAACGCAATTTACGGCAGAAGTTCCTCCAGGAGATGTTTTTACTTTTAACATGCCTGAAGATGGAATTTTATTTAAATCTGGAATGACTTGTAGTGCTATTACTAGTGCTAAATCAACCGTATTAATAGATAAGTAAGGAGACAAAATGGATTCAGATCAGAAAACATTAAATGTGACAACAGTGGGAGCTAACACTTTAGCTAGAACAGGTAGAACTAGAATTACTTCTATCCAAGGATTAGGTATAGCATCATCTACAATTATTTTTTATGATTCAGCAGATGCATCAACGCCAGGAACAGCAGTAGCTACTTATAAGTATGGAACTGAAGGATTAGAAGTTTATATTCCAGGTTCAGGTATTAAATTTGAAAATGGTATTGTTTATAATTTAGCAGGAGCAGGTGGAAGCATTACAGTAACTATAACAGGAGCTTAATGGCAACTTCAGGAATTACAACTTTTGAATCGAATTTTTTTATCGATGATATAATCACGGAAGCCTATGAAAGAATAGGTAGATTTGATTATTCTGGTAATGATATAAAAACAGCAAGACGTTCTTTAAATATAATGTTTCAAGAATGGGGTAATAGAGGTCTTCATTTTTGGGAAGTAAAAAATAATTCAATTACATTAGTTGATGGTCAATCAACTTATACAATGTTTAGATCAACAGCTGATGGAACTTCAAGTCCAAATGCTGTTTATGGTGTAGATGATATACTAGAAGCAGTTTATAGAAATTCAGATAATGTTGATTTTTCTTTAACTAAAATTAATAGATCAGGTTATCAAGGTCTTTCATCAAAAACTGACACAGGAACTCCAACACAATATTTTGTACAAAGATTTATTGATAAAGTAACTATTACTTTATATCTAACTCCAGGATCCACTGAAGCCGGAAACTTTATTAACTATTATTATGTAAGCCGGATTCAGGATGCAGGAAACTATACAAACAATGCAGATGTACCATATAGATTTGTACCTTGTATGGTATCAGGATTAGCTTATTATTTATCACAAAAATTTAAACCAGAATTAGTTCAACAAATGAAATTACTTTATGAAGATGAATTAAAAAGAGCTTTAGAAGAAGATGGTTCTTCTTCAAGTACATTTATAACTCCACAAACTTATTATCCAAATGTCTAATTTATCTAAAGGAAAATACGCACAATTTATTTCAGATCGTTCAGGTATGGCTTTTCCATACAAAGAAATGGTTGTTGAATGGAATGGCTCACGTGTACATACATCTGAATTTGAACCAAAGCAACCACAGTTAAATCCTAAACCAACTGTTGCTGATCCACAAGGTTTACAATATGCAAGACCTGCTCGAGTTGAACCTGCAACAGAAAATTTATTACCTGGAAATCCATTAAATTTAACTTCAGGTTCAAGTACTGTAACTGTTACAGAACCTGGTCATGGTAGAACAACCGGAAATACTGTTGTTCTTAGAAATGTAGACGGAAGTCCTGGAGGACTAGCTTATACAGTGTTTGAAAATTCTGCAGGATTTAGTATAACAGTTATTAATACAAATAGTTATAGTTTTAGCAGTGGAAGCACTGCAACAGTAACAGGAAACTTTGGAGGAATGTCTGTAACTGCAGGTCCAGTTACATTAACACCATAATGACATACGCAGAATTAATACAAAAAATTAGAGATTACACAGAAGTAGATTCAAATGTTTTAACATCTACTATTGTTGATGGAATAATTAGTGATGCTGAATTTAGAATATTTAGAGATGTAGATTCTGATAATAATAGAAGATATGCAACAGCTAGTTTAGTAACTTCAGATAGATTTATAGATAGACCAGCAGATTTATTAATTATTAGATCAGCTCAAATAGTAGATTCTGATGGAAGTTCTAACCCTGATAATAGAGAATTTTTAGAATATAGAGATACAAGTTTTATGTCAGAATATAATCCAACAGGAGCTTCTGGTGTGCCAAAATATTACAGTTTATGGGATGAGCAAAAAATAGTTGTAGCACCTACCCCTGATGCTACTTACACAATTCAACTTAATTATATCTTGAAAGATGCCGGTTTATCTAGTACAAATACACAAACATATATCAGTAAGTATTTTCCCAACGGACTTTTATATGCATGCCTGGCTGAAGCATATTCTTTTTTAAAGGGGCCAAATGATCTCTTGCAATTATACGAAGGAAAGTATAAACAAGTATTAGAAGGCTTCTCAGTAGAACAAATGGGGAGACGAAGACGAGATGAATATCAATCAGGTGTTCCTCGAGTCGGTGGAAAATAAACTAGGAGAAAATTATGGCTATAACACAAGCGATCGCAAATGCTTTCAAAAAACAATTACTAGAAGGTGATGTAAACTTTAAATCATCTGGTGGTGATGTTTTTAAGCTAGCTCTTTTTACTTCTTCAGCAACTCTAAACTCAACAACTACAGCTTACTCTTCAAGTAATGAAGTAGCAAACACAGGTACTTACGCAGCAGGCGGTGATCCATTAACAGGTCAAAGTGCAAACATCGGAACCGGAACTGGTAAAGGTGTTGCATTCGTTGACTTTGCGGATTTATCTTTTACAGGTGTAACGTTGACAGCTAGAGGTGCATTAATTTATAACACATCTTCTGCAGTTACTAATGCAGCAGTTGCAGTTTTAGATTTTGGAGGAAATAAAACAGCTACTTCGGGAACTTTTACAATACAGTTTCCGGCAGCAACGACTTCAGCAGCTATATTAAGAATCTCTGGTTAATAGGAGAACTAAATGGCATTAGTTGTAAATGATAGGGTAAGAGAAACCTCTACAAGTACAGGTACGGGCACAATAAATTTAGCAGGAGCAGCAACAGGTTTTGAGACCTTTGTTGCAGGAATTGGAAATAGTAACACAACTTTCTATTCTATTGTAAATAGCAATGGTGAATTTGAAGTTGGTCAAGGAACTGTTACCGATGCTTCACCCGATACATTATCAAGAGATACTATATTATCATCATCTAATAGTGATTCAGCAGTAGATTTTTCTGCGGGCACTAAAGATGTTTTCTGTACCCTTCCTGCAAGTAGATTTGTGCCAGGTAAATTAGAAGGTACTAATTTTGCAGATAGTTTATTGATTGGCCATGCAACAACTGGAACTTTATCATCAGCACAAGATAATACAGGAGTTGGAATTGCGGCTTTGGATGCAATTACTTCTGGAGATCAAAACACAGCAGTAGGTAGTGATGCTGGAACAAGTTTAACAACTGCTGGTAATAATACTTTAATTGGTGCTCAAGCTGGAGATGCAATTACTGGCGCTCCTGATAATACGGCAATAGGTTCTGGTGCTTTAAGTGGAACTATGGCTGATACTAATAGTGGATATAATGTAGCCGTAGGTGCTAATTCATTAAATGTTTTAAATGGTGGTGCTTTTAACGTTGCGGTTGGTAGAGATTCTGGTAGAGGAGTTAGTTCTGGTGATTACAACATTCTAATTGGTTATGATGGTGGAGACAATATAACAAGTGGTGCTGGTAACGTAATTATTGGAACTGTTGATGCTGATAGTGCAACAGGAGATAGACAATTAAAAATTGCTGGACATGATGGTTCAACAACTACAACTTGGATTTCAGGAACAAATGCAGGTGCAATTACTTTTAATAGTGCGTATACTTTTCCAACTGCAGACGGTTCAGCAGGTAAAGTTTTAACAACAGATGGTTCTGGAACACTTACTTTTGAAACTCCAACTACTGGAGACATTACAGGTGTTACAGCAGGTACAAATTTAACAGGTGGTGGATCTTCAGGTGATGTCACAATCAATCTAGCAGATGCTTCTACATCTGCAAAAGGAGCTGCTTCATTTAGCTCAGACAACTTTGCAGCTAGTTCTGGAGCAATAACAATTAAAGATTCAGGTGTAGCAACAGCAGAAATTCAAGACAGTGCAGTAACG